TGTACCTATTGTTATGATTGGAAGCAAGCTATTTGGCGTTAAATAACGATCAAATGCACTTGCGCCACCTACTGGGTTCCATCCCCATTGTGTCTGTCTACTACCATCGCTAGGATACCCAGCATTGTCTACGTTGTTACTAGCAGTAGGGTTCGTATATAACCCTGTATTTCCTGATGAATAATACCCAACATCTGGCCTAGGTTCCCGTACAGCTTGTGGATCATTTACTGGATACATACCCAATTGCAGCTGTGGTTGATCAGGGTCATAACATGTTCTGCAAACCTTAACTTTATATGGCTTTGTCTTTAATGTTTGTATTCTAATCTCAGAAAGCTTATATCTTTGCCCACAACGGTCACATTCCGCTATGCTATGTTTTCCAGATGCAAACTTAGATGGCATTATTTACCTCAAATTTATTACTTTTAACCATATTATCTTTTGCCGGAATAGCCTTTAAATTGTTAGGCACATGCAATCCAGATACCATTTTACCTTGTAATGGAATAATATGGTCAACATGCCAAGGCTCACCAGTTAATTTAGTTTGCAATGCAGCAAGCCTATATTCATTTTCTATACGCTGATAATCTATGTCAGTTAACCATTTAGGTGTTCTATTTATTTTTGCAGCTCTTCTTTTAATGCATATAGCTTGCCTTTTTGCAGAATTATTATTTTGCCATAATTTTTTAGCAGCTTTTATTTTTTCTATATTATTTTTTTCATACTTACTTTTTGCTAATCTGTTTAATTCTGGGTTTGCCTTTTTCCATTTATTTTTAGCTGCTTTACGAGCTTCTGGATTAGCCAAAGCATAAATTTTATCTTGTGCTGCTTTATAGTCTTTATGATTTTCTACCCAAGCTTTTTTTAATGCAGCAATACGCTGTTTATTTGCAGCTCTATAATTTCTGTTATATTCAGAAACACATTTTTTGCAAGAATAGCCAGTTTTAGAAATAAGAACTTCTATTGTTTTAGCATTACATTTTTTACATGTATTCATAATTTACCTAGAATAAAACATGTTTCTAGGAACCCATCTTATAGGAGCTTTACTTCTATCTTCTTCAGAAGCCATTTTAAATTGCTCTTCATATTCGCTTTTTAAGAAAGGAACTCGATTTAAGTCCATTCCTACAAGTTTCTGAGATAAATAAAATGCTAAACCAGCAGCCATTGCAGGAATAAAGCGAAATGGAATATCTTCAGTAGTAACACCAGTACCAGCATCTTGTAACCTACGCATACGCCAGTAAACAAAATTATATTGAGTTCCGGGAGATCCCGTAGGCCATATATTGATATTAGGTAAAAAATTGTTATATACACTTGCACCAATTAAATGTGCTGCAGCAGTTGTATTATTTTGACCACGATAACAGTTTAATAATTGATTACCAGAGATATTTTGATACAAAATGGTTTCACTATCAATGTTAATAAAACCTTGAGTTCTCATTCCTGCTGTAGACGTTACAGTAACCGTAGTGTCTGTAGATACTATAGCGCTTGCTACAGTGGTAACAGCCGTTCCATCTATATTGCCTGACTGTCTATCTATCCATACTTGAATAGGCCGTCCATAGGCGTTTTTGGTAGGTATAGTAAGGTAATCATCTGCAGAGATACGAGTAATATTGATATCTACTTGATTTTGACCAGATCCTTGACGAACTACATGATCATATAGATCAATTGTATCCACTGGTATTGGATAACTAATTTGACCGCCATTAATGTTGATAGGAATTTGGCCTTGCTCAATTGTCCAAAGATTAATCCCACGATTAGCCCATTCAATCGTTAACATGTTGACACTACGAGCAGCAGTTCTAAACTCGTAACCAGTACGTACTTGTTGGCCACAACGCTCAAAACTTTCTTCAATTAAATCTGCCATATTCAGATTAAAAGCAGATGTCCCTGATGTACTCATATTTGGGTATCCTTTTGTTTTAAACGCTTACGTGCCAATCCTTCTTGTGCTGCAGCCATTCCACGTTTTTTTGCAGAAATGCTAATATTTCTACGATGTTCTTCTGTAAATATTTTACCAGTTTGACGAAGTTTTAATAAGTTTTTATGGTTTTCTGATAAAGGTTTACCTTTTAATGCTTTTACTTTTGCCTCTTTGCATGCTTCTGAAATTCCACGTTTCTTAGCTGCTTCAGATAATCTTTTGCGTGTTTCTGGTGTTGGATTTGAAGTTCCTTCTCCACCATCAGTAAAATTGGTAAGCTTTATACCCGATGCTTTTAAACATTTAATTAAACCTTTTTCTAATTCAAAGGCAATTGCATCTGAAGAACATTCTAATTTGCCTATTAAGATGTTTTCTTTTCCATATTTCTCTACAGTAGACTTGTGATATGGGTTACGTTCACCTAAATACTTTACACGTCTTAATGCACCTTTTCCAACATAAAAAGGAATCCCATTTGGTTTGCAATGTATATAAGCAAAAGATGTCATTATTTGACTTTCTTAACAGTCTTTTTAGCTTTTTTTACAACAGGTTTTTCTGTAGCAACTTTAGCTTTACGTGTAGTAGCTTTAGCCACTTTTGGCTTTTTTTCAACTGCTACAGGGAAAGGCCAAGCATCGACTTTTTTAGGGTCGATTTCTTGTACAGGTTTACTAAAAAGACTTAAAACCTTTTTAAGCCAATTTTGCATATTATTTTTCATCTAGTGTTTGCACAGTTTCAGATTCTTGAGAAAATTCTGTAACTTGTTCCACTTTATCTTGAATAGGTTCTGCTGTAACTTGTTCCACGGGAGCTTCAACAACTGCTGTAACTTGTTCCACTACTTCAGGTACAGGAGCTTCCATAACTGGTGCAACTTGAACAGGCTCTGGAGCAGGCACAAGGGTAGCAGCAAATTGAGCTACAACTGGATCTCTTGAGAACCCTGAAACAACTTTATCACTGCTTAAATAAGCAGCAAAGTCATTTAACAATACATGTTCTGCGCCTTCAATAGAATGACCAGCACTTTTTACAAATGCTAATACTTTATCTAATAAATTCATTTAACTTTTCCTTTAGCCTTTTTAGGCTTTTTAATAGCGCCACCTTTTTTATACATAGTGACATCATCTGGATTATCCTTACGAACAATCGTTTTAGCTTTAGGCATTTTAGATGGGTTTACAGCACCCATTCCACGACTAGCTCTCATGTTAGCACTTACCGCCTTTAGACATTGCTTTTACATGCTCATGATGCATTTTATGGCCTTCTTTATGCTTTGAAACTTTATCTTGCTCATGTTGATGTTTATGGCCTTGACCATAATGTGCTTTTACATGATCTACATTGTGCTTATGTTCCATGACTTTACCGCCTTTTTTCATACCTTGTCCTTGAGGGGCAGGAGCTGGCATTGGAGCTGGAGCCGGAGCTGGAGTTCCCATACCAATACTGTTTTTCATACCCTGCATAACAGCTGCATCATGAATACGTGAGTTTTCAATAGCTCTCTCACGATTCATCTGCTCTTTAGCTCTGATAGCTTGAAGTTCAGCTTTATCCATGATTTAGCACTTCCCGCCTTTTTTCATACCTTTAGCGCCAGCCATTGTTGGGTATTTAACTTTAGTACGGCCTTTTTCAGCGATACCATCAATAGTTTTGCTGGTTTTAACAGCGCCCATTTTTTTGCTGCCCATTGTTTCTTTTTTAGTTGCCATGATTGTTCCGCCTTCTTTTTTACCAATGTATTTGTTTAAATTAATGTTCGGTACTTCTTTTTGTTCACCAAAAATACTACCTGCACGAGTGCCTTGCTTATTGATTTGACCTTTACCACCATGTGTAACAGTAGCAGATCCACCAATACCAAACTTTTTACCTTTATCAGCAACAGCAAAGTCTTTGCCAACCGATTGTTTGATCCCAACTTTCTTAGCAAACGATGCTGAATGAGCCACCGCTTCCATAAGATTATGCTGCTTTTTTGATTTACTAGGCACGAGTTTTACCTTTTTGTGCAATTCCATCTGCACGTTGTGATGCAGTTCTTACTTTACCACCTATTTTATATGGTCTATTCATAGCTTTTACTAAATCATCACTACCACCAGCAGAACCAGAAGGCCCTTTAATGGATTTAATAGATTGATCTCTGATTTCTTTATAGTGTTTAGCTAATTCAGGATTATTAGTTTCTGGCAAAGGACGGCTAACACTTTCTTTTAAAAAATTTCGTAAATCGTCATTAGAAGAATATCCACTTGAATCACTTTTTAAAACTGAACCACCAGTGTCATATTTTTTAATTTTCTTTTTCATTTAATATGATCCTTAAAACCAGTTACTAATATACCGCCAATAAAAACTAAGAAGACCCAAGCTAGACCAGCTAAAGATTTAGTGATGATTGCTTTACGTAATTCTGCACGTTCAGCTTCAGCTTGTATGGCCATTCTAACCCATTGAACTTCATCAGTACTTAATGGCCTAGATTCAACAGCAGCATTTACTGCCATTTTTACTAAATCTACTAACTCTGCTCTTGTTTGATCATCGAGTACCATGATTATCCCCAGAATGCTACCGCTGTAACGTTTGCGCCAGTAGTAACAATTAAGCTAGTAGAGCATAAAACACCGTTTTCTGGAATGATTAAATCATTTGTATTTGCAGCATTTATAGTCATTGTAAATAATACTGTAGACCCATCAGAAATAGTAATTGTTGTTGCAGCACTTGCGCTATACCATAAGCTTTTTAAGCGAGCACGACCTGCATAAACAGTCGTTGCAGTACTAGCTGGACAGGTAACGCCTATAAGATTTGTTTGATTCATTATTAATTCCTAACTTTAAAAAATGGGAGGCTGGACATTACCAGCCTTTATTCCCTAGAAATTAATTAATCAAAGTTACCGTAAGGGTAAGTTGTTCCATTTCCAATATTCAAATCATTCTGAGTATATTGAACAGTAACAGCAATTTTACCTGCATTAACTGATGTTAATGATGCAACAGTTAACTTCAAAGTAACAACTACTTGGCTGATCCAGTTAGCATCTTCACCGGGCTGAATATTTTGTACATCTTGCAATGTTAACAATGCATTTGCATATTGAGCTGCAGTAAATGTAGCAGTTGTACGACCAATTGTAGATCCAGTAATTGCAGCAGAAGTAGCATATACACCAGTTGAAGTTGCAAAAGCATTGGAAATATATGGTTGAATTGAAGTTACAGCATTTGTGCCATCTGTAGGCTGAATAATGTTATCAATAACAATATTTTGAATTGTTACTTTTTGTGGCAATAAAAATACTGCACCACGATAGTTTGTACCAGAAGTATCTGCAGTAGGAGCAGTTGCAATAGTAGGGCCAGTATTGCTATAAATACCACTTTGTGGATTCCATATTGTAGCAACATCATTTGGAATTCCATTGGCATCTGCAAACGTACCAGATCCACCACCAAAGTTAGCAGTTTGAGCTACAGAGTTAGAAAAATCTAAAATTACTTGTTGTGACAATAAAGGAGATCCAACGTTACGTTGTGATCCAAAACGATTTGTACCCGATAAAATCGGACCAGAGAATGTACTACGAGCCATGATATATTCCTTATGCAAAAGTTCTCGTACCAATCATTGCATTGTCTGCTGGGACAGTCCAGTACGAGTAATTACCCAGATATGTCAATCTTACTACTTTTTAAATAATGTGCAAGAAATAAAACGAAAAACCCCCACTTTTTTAAGGTGGGGGCAAACTTACTTTCGTGAAGGGTTTAGTTTAATACGAACCGTAGATACCTAATGGATCTGATACGCCGAAGCTATAACGCTCACGGGATTTGTAACGAACGTTACCAGTATCGAAATCTCCGTCCATAGAATTCTGGAGTGGAATACGCTCAAAATGCTTGAGACCATTTGGAACATCAGTTGTCAAGAACCATGCATTAGATGCTGTCAAGAAGTGGTTAATTGTGTAACCTTCTGGAACAGAACCGTTGTTCTTAATAGCATTGAGATCGTTGTTGTTTGTACCAACACGGAGTTCTGTGTCGAGCAAACGAGTAGCAACGAATTGCAATGCTGGTGGAACTACAAGCTTCTTAGGACGAGCAGCGATTAATAGACCACGCTCATCAGTCCATGCAGCGATTTGAATAACAGCATTTTCCAATGCAGTTTCGTTCAAGTCAGCAGGAGTAGATGGAGTGTTACCGTTTGTACCACCAGAAATCAATGGATGTGCAGCAGAGAACAATGGTTGACCATCGCCATAAGTAACTTGGCTATTAAAACCGTTATTCAATACAGCAGCAGCTTTAACTTGCTTGGTGTATGCCATAGCACGAGCCAAACCTTTGGTGTAGCGAGCTGACAAAGAATCGTAGAGGTTGTCTTCGATTGCTTCTTCAGTCAAGCTAAAGCCAAGGGCGATAGTTTCGTGGTTGTAGCGAGCTGTCCATGCTTCTTGTGCATTGTCATAAGCGATGGCTTGGCCTTCGTTTTTAACAGGAGCAGCAGAAAAGCCTGACAGTTTTGTTTCTTCTTCAAAAGAACGCTCAGAGGTCTCAGTTTCGTAGATCTCTTTATGTTCTTCACCGTAACGAGCATACTCAAGTCCGAACAAAGCGTTTAATCCGGGGAGCAGCTCTTTTAATAGTTGAGCACGTGAAATAGCCATTTAAATACTCCTTAATTAAACACCAGTTGCGTTGAAGTAGCTATGGTAACCGAAGTTCCATGCAACCAACACTTCTGGGTAGCCTGTGAATGAAAACTGAGCAGCTGTCGCTTGAGCAGATGAAACTGCTGTATTGATAGTTACTGCAGTACCTGAAACAGCTGTTACATATGTATTGGAACCAGCAGTGATACCGGGGCCAGATACAGCCATGCCGGGAACGATTGCGCTGTTAGCAGCAGACAAAGTAATAGTTGTAGAGCTAGATGTAGCATTAGCAGCAACAGTTACTTTTGACTCCTGTACAACACCAACGATACGGAATGGAGCAGATGTAGTCAATGGAACACCTGTAGTTGCTGTAGCAGAAACTGCAACACCAGCTAAAGAGTCACCAGTAGTAGTAGAGCCTGTGTTACCAGCAGCAGCACCAATATAATAAGCATTAGAACCGATATAAGCAGGGTTAACATAAGCAATAGTTGTAGAACCACCTGTACCAGCTGGGCTAACTACTACCGCAGCTTGGAAAACAGCTTGAGGATCATCAACAACATAACCAGTAGCATCAGGAGCGCTTGTAGAAGCATTCCAGAATTGATAGCGATTTTTGCCGTAGATTGGACCACCAGTTGTGGAATATTCTGCACCAACGAAAACACCAATTGTGCCAGCAACAGCAGAAGAAGCATTGTAAGCGAGTGTAGAAGCAGTTACTGCACCAATGTTTGCACCAGTACCAATTTGAACAACGTCACCGTTGAACATGCTAGTACTGTAACCATTCACGATAGGGAACATGCGAGTAGAACCCGCAAATACACGACCACCGATAAGGTTAACTGGCTTCAGGCCGTAAGGGGCCGAGACTGTAGGATAAGCCATTTAATTCTCCTAAAATTTAATTACCTTTACCAAAAGTAACAGAAGATTTCCGTTCCATAAAGATCGGCATTCTTGCATCACTTTGGCGCATTAAGTTGTTGTCTACAGCTTCTGATTGATCATGTGTCTGTTTGGCCTCATAAGCCGCACGTTGATGCACCAATTCTTCAGGAATCTTGCAAAGCAATAACCCACCAATTTCGATATTGTCCTTATAAGGACCTTCACGACTGGCTAACAGTTTGAACTTAGGTTGTTCTTCTACGCTAACTGGCTCCCAACCCTCTCTAAATTTCGCAGAAATATTACGAGCATCGGGTGCATTAAGCATTGAAACACGAATCCATCGGTATGAAAAACCAGCTTGTTTATCAGGCTCTGGGAGAAGTTCAGGGGGCATCCACTGTTTAGGACGTTCTTCAAATTCTCTGTTTTCTAAATCTCTGGTAACACGTGGTGAATTAGCCATGTCTAGGCCTCCATTTTTAAAAGTTCACGAACATACTGTTCAGGTGTAAGTCCAAGTTTCTTCGCAATAGTTACTTGTGAAGTAGTTAATCTTACTTTTTTAGGCGCTGTCGTCCTATTTGCGGGTGCTACTACAGCAGATTTCTTAGGAACGTCTCCCCGTTTATCTACTTCGCTTCCAAATTCCTCTGGAAACCTTTTTCGCATTGTTTCGTCTAACTTTGCGTAATAATCATCTGACCCAATTTCAACTCCTTGGCGCTTCAGCTTTTCATGTAAGCCTAATGCACTAGCAGTCATTTCTTCGTCCTGTCCGAACCAAGAATTCTTTTGTTGCCAAGCCATAACTTTATTGTCAGGTCTAGCAACTTGGGGCTGTTGTTGTATTTGTACTGGAGTTTCGTCTTTTTGTAAAGGGGGAAGCTTAAAATTCTTAACTTTTTCCAAATCCATCTGGGATTTTGTTAAAAATGCTTGAGCTTCTGCCAATCTTTCAGAGTCACCAGACTCATAAGCTTCTTTATAAGCTTGTTTAGCAGCTTTAATTTGGGCTTTTGCTGAGTCTTTTTTAGCATCCTTATACTCTTTTTCGCCTTCAGAAAGCATCTTTTTAATCTGCTTATTCTCGGCATGTAAACGTTGAGCAACTTCTAAAGCTGCTTGTTGTTCACGTAAAGCTTGTTCTTTAGCCCGTCTTTCATCGTTCCAGATACGCTTCATCTGGATCATTTTGTCCTTGGCTTCTTTGCTGTACTTGTCCAACTCATCTACGTCTACTTCTAATGCTTTAACCTTTTCAGCATCTGCAGGTTTACGCCCACGATCTGCTTCAGGTGTATCGTCCTCAATTTCAATATCTAACGCATCTTCTTCTACTTCAGAAGCTTTGTTTTCCATTTCGTCTGGGAACTGAAAATTCTTTTCGTAATCAGCCATGTCCGGCCTCCTTAAATAAATTTGCGTGAAACGCCACGAGGATCATCCACAGTAGCTTCAACAGAATCGTCATTTAAAAGTCTAAATTCACGTCCATGAATCACTAACCTTGTTCCTGCATTTGGTCTAACGAGGACAAAATCCCCTTCTTTACACCAAGGACCTGTAGGAAACTTAACTGGATCTTTATAGCAATCTGGTCCAAGTTTTACTACAAATAAAACAGTAGTTAATAATTCATCATGTCGCAAAGTACTATCTGCTTTTGCAATTCCACTTTCATACTCTTTCTCTACCTCTGGAATAGCGCATAACATGTGATATCCCTGTGGTTTTGGAAGTTGCGTTGCTTTCTCTTCTTCTTTTTTGTGTAGAAGTTGAGACAAATCTACTGCTTTTCCTACGTCTAAATTACTCACTGTCGGAGTTCTCCAATCGTTGTTTGAGGTCTGTTATGTATTCCCGTGAAGTAAGAAGACCTCTTATCTCCCCACACGTTTTTTGGTAGTCACCAAAATCTTTGGCTTGTCCGCCACTAATCCACTTACTTAATTGATCCACTTTTTTATCTATTTCGTCCAATAGAACCTCAAAAGCATCCATTATTTACCTTTCTTTTTTTGCGCCTTAGAAATTACACGATTTTTATCGTTTTCTTCACGCTGAAGTTTAGCATCTAGTTGATTTTTCAATCCTTCTGCTAATAAATCTTGTGAATGATGCTTTTCTGTCTGTGCATGCTGCGTAATATGCTTGAAAGCATCTAAACCTGTTTTCACTGCTAACTCTTTTTTGGATTTTTGTTGTTCCATAGCGAGTTTTACAGCTTCCATCTTCACATCTTGTGCATTTTTCTTCATTTGTAGCTGATTTTGCGTAGCAATTCGCTCACGTTCGATCTGTTGTTGAGCTTGACGTAACTGAATATCAGCTTGGTCTTTCTGAGCCTTGCGTTGTTGCTCTTGTTGTTTTAATTGCAACTCTTGTTGTTGCATTTGCACAATAGGATCTTGAGCTTGTTGCTGGGCTTGTTGTTGTGCAGCTTGTTGTTGGTTCTGTTGCAGCATTTGTGTTGCTGCTTGAGCCAATAATGGAGCTAAACGAGCCTCAACTTCAGGGTCCATGTTTACATCATCGCCAGTTTCATCGTTCATTGGAGGCAAATTCATACCCAATTGCTTCTCAATCTCAACACGGTATGCAAATCCTAAATGCTCATTGATGTGAGCCATCATTGCAGCCTGTAAAGCTTGTGCTTGTGGATTCTGTTGCAGTAATGACTGAATCTTTGGATCTTGCATTGCTGACATATGAACGGTAATATGTGCTTGATGGTCTTGATAAGCAAACGCTTTTGTAGGCTTGTTCATCAAAATATTTTGATTTTCAGTCACAGGGTCTTGTGGCTTCATATCTTCAGGTAACGGAATCAGTTTATTGGCATTCTTTAATCCAAGAACTTCAATCATCTGACGGTGTAACAAAGGCATGTTGTAATACTGTGGTGCGCTTTGAGCTAGTTGTAAAGCAGCCTGATATTGAACGATCTTCTGAGCCATTGTTGATGCATTAGGATCAGAAACTGGAATAACTTCCACGTTCTTATAGTCAGATTTACGAGCTTTACGTGTGCCAGTAGAAGGCATGTACTCGTAATCACCGGGTGCATTATCAGCAATAATCACTTTTAAAAGCTTTAATTCTTGCTTTAAACTAAAGTGCACACGTGCTTGTACTGCAGACATTACCTTCAAAGTACGCTCAAGAATCGCTAATGTAGTTCCAACAGGAGCATTGGCACTCATATCAGAAGCTTGCAAGTCTGCTGTATTAGCAAATCTACGGCCTTCTTCTACGATGGTATTTAACAAAGAATACAAGACTTGGCTTGGCTCTTTGTATGGCAATGGCATGATGTTATCTTTCATCGCACCGCTTGGAACGTCTACATCCCTAAACTCACCCGGAGCAATAGGAGTGTCATCACCTTTAACTCTTAGACCACGAGTTTTGAAACCACCCGGCAGATTTGAAAGGGATCCTGCGTCAACCAATTGGCGGATAATCGAAGTGCCAGATTTAGCATAAGCACCGATAAGATGGATAAGGCCAAAACAATAGAAACCAAAGCCGGGAATATATCCGTAGTGAACAATGTGTTTAAGTTTTTGATGATTTTCATCGCCTTCCTTCCAGTTTCTGCGAATAGATAATACTGTTCCAGTCGATTTCTCCATAGTAATGACGTAAGGTAAAGCCATGCCTGTTGGCTCTCCATCTTCATCTACGTGCTCAAAACCGGGAATATCCAGATTTGTTTGCATCTCTAAAATCTTATAACGATCATCTGTAGTAGCTCTAAAACCAAGCTTCTCAGCAATCTTCTTTTCTACGTCATCTAATGAGTTAGATGGAGTTCCTAGATCTACTTCTCTATAGAATCCTGATAACTGTAAACGATGCATATCATGTTCAGTCTTACGCATGACGTGAGTAACACGCTGTGCAGATTCTAAGTCTGGAGCGCCATAAGGTACTACGATATCTTCAGCTGGAACATACAGGGAAACCTGACGTTTCAAAATAGGATCTTCATATACCTTCTTAAATGCATTGCCAGCCAATCCTAAGCCCCAAAGCATACGCTCTGTTTCAGGACGATACTCAGTCATGACTTCTGTAAGTTCGTAGTTCATATCTTCTTGAACACGTTCTGCAGATTCTTTTTTCTCTTGAGTCTCTTTTCCGATGATCAAAGTCTTTACTGGACCTTGTGCTGGGAAAATACTCATCATTGTTTCAGCTTGGAACTTTACTAAAGCTTCTGCTAACAGAGGGTGGTAGACACCACAAGCGCCTTCCCAAGGTTCAGACCGTTCTTCAATTTTGAGGCCAAGTAGTTCTAAGCCATCTACATAGGTTTGAATCCAATCTTTACGAGCAGCAACGTCATCGTCAAATTCTTCAATCAAATCACCGGAAAGTTTAAGCAATTCGCTTTCAGTAAGGTATTCGGCAAGGTTATCACCAAATCCTTCTTCTCCCTCATCTGGAGTAATCTCAATTTCCAAACCATCTTTATTGATGGTTACTTCATCTGGATTAACAATCTCGATCTCTAAAGGAGATTCTTCCTTGCTGAGAGCTTCAATTCCTTTAGGTGCTTGGTAAAGCGCTTTATCAATGGACATAAGTATCCCTATTTAAAAGTCGGGCCTACTGCCCAACTCACTGCTGTATAACGAACACCAGAAATTACTGGCGTTACTCTATGTTCTAAAAAGGAAGGAAAGACTACAATACTTCCTTTTTTTAAATCTGGTGCTGGCACGTCCCTAAATTCTAACTTACCGCCTTCAAATTCACTAGGATCATTTAATAAAAGTACTATAGAAAGCTTTCTTTGACATCCATTCATAGGATTTGCTGTATCTCTATGCCATGAATAATGACCAGATTTTTGATATTTCCCAATTTGAATGTTTTCCATTCCATGAAAATCATAATCCCATCCAGCTATTTGATTAACAAGTTCAATAAAAGACCTTAAAATACACCCTACAGGAGAAAATTGATCAACCCAAACCAACTCTGTATTACGATATTCTTTATTTTCATCGCCAACCTTCTCTAAAGATCCGCCAATTTTTGCAGTTTCTGCTTTATTCCAATCAATAGATTTAATAATTACATCACAATAATCTGCAGGAACTGCTTCTGACCAACTGTAGTTATAGTTTGTTAACATTAATAATATGCAGTTTTACGCTTAGGGATATAATCATCCCATTCGTCTGTTTTCAATCTTACAAAGCCACCTTTTCTAAATCGGATTAAAGCTTGTGATGCACTATCTACTAAGTCATCATGGTCCGAATTAGGAAACGCAGCCATCTCTTCAACTACTTCTTCCGCCCATCTAGTACTTGGAGCCCATACTTTTCCTGAAGCAAATAAGTCTGATACAGAGTTTACACGCATGATTTTATCATTACCACGGGTAGGAGTAAATTCTTGTACGGGGATTCCCATCTGACGTAGCTCATATACCAATGGCGCTCCTGATGCCTTAGCCTCGATTATGCAGCAATCTGGGGTCCATTCTCGATATTGGTTTAAAGCACAGGCCTTCAATTCTGGGAATTCCATCCGCCTTTTGAATGCGTTCAATAATATTATATTCGCATCTTGGGGGTTTTCATCTTTATAAAATATTCCCCATGTCGTACAAGCTGAATAGTCTGAACGTTCATTCTTTGTAAATGCCGTATCCCAAGATTGGATAATAAACTCGCAAGCAGGGGCTGTATCGCCTTCCCATACTTGCCACCATTCCCGCTTAATAATCGCCCCTTGCTCAGAAGTCGGTTGCTGTTGGTACTGAGCTTGCCACTTGTTTAAAGGCAATTCCCGTCTTAAAGCAGTTAGTTCCTCATAAGACCAGAACTCAGGCCATAGGGGTTTTTCACTAGGAAGGATTGCTGGAAAGTCGATTACTTCCCATTCATCCCCATCCCGTTCAAGTGCAGCTTTTAAAATCTTTCCCGTTAAATCCCTCAGACTCCAACGAGTCATCACGATGACAATCGCTCCGCCCGGTTGCAAACGCTGACGTGGACCAGAGGTATACCACTCATAGACCTTATCAAATACTGCAGGATCAGATGCTGCTAATGCCGCTTCTTGTTCCGAATGAGGATCATCAATAATGACCAGATCGCCACCTTTACCTGTAACAGTACCGCCCACGCCAATAGCAAAATATTCACCATTACCGTTAGTACTCCAACGACCAGCAGCTTTAGAGTCAGAGCGAAGCCTGACGTTTGGGAATATTTTTCCATATTGTTCACTATCTACAAGGTTACGGACTTTACGTCCAAAGCCTACTGCAAGGTCGGCTGTGTTAGAACACTGAATGATTTTCTTTTTAGGGAACTTACCAAGAAACCATGCTGGTAGCATATAACTGGCAAATTCTGACTTAGTGTGACGAGGAGGCATATTGATAATAAGCCGTTTAAGTTTCCCACTGGCAATCTCCTCAAATTTTTGTGCCATGACTTTATGGTGTCGTCCGTCAATAAATCCGGGCCACATGGTATGTACGAATGCAAGAAAGTCTTTTTGGCCTTTCTCCATACGCTCAGAATCTGCCCATTCAGCAGCAGCTTTTAGAATCTCCGCTTGATCTGCAGGAGGTAACTTACTAATGATCTCTTCTAAGTTCATGATCTAATCCTAACACCTTTGGGTCTGACAGTCCTAGCAAGATGTGGTAGACGGACACAATGACCTAACTCGCAAAGACG